TTCAATCATGGCATCACCTGGAGGCTTGCCAAACTTCGCGGTGTAGTCTTTGACGATTGGGGCTTTGTCTTCATCGGTAATTGGGATTTGATACACCGGAGTGTTGGCGTCAAACCCGAACCATCCACCACCCTTGATGGTCTGGGATCTCATGAGATTCTTGCCCATCTCGAGGATTTCCTCGGGCTTGGGCATTTTCTTGTTATCACTTTGATACTGAATCAATTCAGATTGAAGAGCCCCGCGAAGGGCATGGTAGTTGTCGGGGCTACCAGTCTTTGTAATACCAGCATTAAACATCTCTTGGTTGAGGATACCAAGGGCCCTACTGACACGGGGATCCGCGGCGATATTGGCTTCGCCTGCCTTTAGCTTCTGGCTTTGCAGGTTCAAAAGCTGGCTTCGCTGAGCGTAGGTCATCTTGGTTTCGTTGGCCCAATCATGTGACATGAACTCAGCTTGCTGTTCTTGAGAACCGGTATTGGCCCGATCGATAGCGGCATGATGCAGAGCTAGGTTTTCCGAGGACGGAGCGATATGTGGTGCCGTGGCGTTATGCTCAAGGGTTTTGAGAAAGCTCATCTGGAGCTTGGGGTTGCGGGATATTGCATCCCATGCCGGGCCAACCTGTGGGTCTACCAAGAGGAGTTGTTCCACAGTGGTAGGGCGTAGGCCTTCTTGGTTGGCCTTCATCATAGCTTGGCCGATGGTCCGAACGTTCATGTTATCAGAGTCAGTTTCAATTGCGTTGACACGATTGTAGTCGATAGTGATCTGTTCACGGATGAAGTCTTTTAGAAGGGGGTCTGCTACTATGGCAGACTTGAGCCGCGGATCGGACTCAGCCATCTTCATTCCACGGTCGATATAGTCCTGTACCGGAACGTTAGTCTCTTCACCACTACGCCTATCCCCCATAACAGTGTCGGAGACGACTCGGGAGCCTTGAAGACGGAGTTGGGTTTGAATTGTGTTGTCAACCTTCTGAGCATCTTCAGGAAGCAGATCCTTGGACTTCGCAGCTTGTTCAGCCATCTGCTGAGCGCCAAAGACATCTTTCTTGGAGAGAGCAACAGCACGCTTAGCAATGGTCTGAGAGACCTTTTGCTTTGAAGTCTCTTCGGTTTGTTCTGGTAGCCAACCGGAGTTTTCGCCTTGGCGTTGAATCTCACTCTTGATGGCCTGCTTGCCACGTTGATAGGTCACATCGTCAGTGGGGGAAGCTTCTATGGCTTCTTGCGTAGCTTGGACCCGAGCCGTGGAAGCGTTGTTCGAGGCAACCTTTGATTGCTGGGCCGCGTGGCCCGCAGCGTTGAAGATTGTACGGCCCATGAACGATAAGGAAGATCCATCAAACATCTTCTGGGCCATTGGGTTGCTGAGACCGCCACGGGTCTTTACCCGAAGGTCTTGAAGTTCTTGGATGTGCGCCTGTAGGGCTTCAGGCGAAGCTTGGTTACCTTCTTTGGCGTTGAATTTAGCATGAAGCATCCCCGCCTTCATCATATAATCCGCGTCAGCAGATTTCGCCTCCGTTTCATTCTGGAGGTTCTGCATGTTCATCGCTTGCGCCCAGATCTTATCGCTGGCGCCTTCTATGTCATGGCCGAGGCCGGAGAGGGCGTGGCCTACTGCACCACCAAAAGCATCGGTAGGCACAGCCAGATTGACATCAGGGGTTCCACCCAGCGAAGGGGTTTGATCAGGGACTAAACCAGGTACTTGAGGCATTATCCAAATGCTCCTACGCTCTTACCTTGCATCCACTTTCCCGCAACGTTCCCGGCTCCAGAGATAAAGGAACCCATCATGCCGAGGAAGCCAGCTTCTTCGCTTTGATCCGCGGCCATTTTATCTAGATTGGCTTCGGCCACGTCCGTAGTGGCTTTCGTTTCGTAGCCGTAGGCAGTCTTAGCTGCATCCCAACGGATGACGTTTTGGTCATACTGCGCTACGTCGCTTTGGCTCTCACGGACCCTTTCGTTCGAGCCGGAGTTGACGTCAAAGCCTGACGCGGATTGGACGACCTTGGTGGAAGCTATGGCTTCACGTGACTTAAGCCCTTCAACCTCGGCCTTGACGCCTCCAGCTTGAGTGGCCCAGGAGGCGTTTTGTTCGTTGATCTGTTTGTTCAAGAGGGCCACGCCAGCTTTATAGCGGTAGGCTGCGGCGTTGGCTTGGCCTGACTTCTCAGCACCAATGCCAGAGATGGCTGCCCCGCCAGCAGTAGCAGCCATACTGCCAATAGCTATGGCAGAGATTGGATCTACCATCAAGCGCTCCTATTAATAACAAAAGGCCGCAAGCCATTAACAGGAGGCTCGAACTCCGCGCCAAGCCAATGAAGCCAACGTTGGGCTGCACCATTTTCAAGCCTGCATTGACCTGTAATCGAAGTGTAGCGTTCAAGGAACTTTTTTACTTGCAATTGAGAGTGGCGAACAAAGAGGAATTGATGCGGGACTTTGCCTGATGCCCACATCCAAATGTAGGCTTGATTGGAAAGGAATGAAGGTGGGATAAGGCCCCAACAACAAACGAAGTGTCCATCGACATAGCCAATCCAGACCTCACCTAACCGCTGTGATTGATCAAGTATTTCCATTTCACGATCGGAGAGAATCTTGCCGAATTCAGCCAGGATTATTTCCGAAAGGGGGTCTTCTAGCTTTGAGACAATGGTTGTCATTTCCCTGTATCACCAAGTTCGATCTCTGGAATCACACCAAGAATGGAGGCGGGGTAGGGATTTGGTTGTTGGATGTAATACTGACCGAAGACATCCCATTGCGGATCTACGATAGTACGAACATCACCAGTGACGAGGCCTGAGACGATCTGGTTGGACATGGTTCCAACATTGCCAAGTACAAGGTCTTGCATTGGGACGCCTGTATCTAAGTTACGCCCAGTGGTTAGACCAAGAGTGTTACGGACCCGAAGGGTGACGGCAGAGACCTTCTTCCGCTTGCCTTGAACGGTGGGCTCTCCAAGATCAAGAGGGAGAGTGCCAAGTTGTGGAAGAAAGGAAAGGCCTACGGTGACAATTGAAGCATTGGGGATAGTGGTTAGGCCTGAAGTGCCACCAATGCCAAATTGGAATATGCCATTAACAGGCATGGTAAAGTTAATGACGGCTCCATCGGCAAGGCCTGTAACAGCCTTACCTCCTAAGTGTTGAGCACCACTAAAAATAGTCGCAGCTGCACCATTGTATCCAATTCCTGCGTCAACCTGCCAAGAGGATTGATAATTACTCGGGAAGGTCAATTCAACAAATCGTTCGATGTAGTTCATGGTCACGCCTTGAACTTGACGCTGGACCACATGATAAACAGCATCAACGTTGCCAATTATGGGAGTGGATTCAGTAATTGTGGCAATACCTTGAAATAAACCTTGTGTGTCAGAATGTGTCCAAGCAACAATCTCCAAATCCTTAAGGAATGTAAGGCATAGAAGCTGACCATCATTGCGCACGGCCCAGACGAGTTTGAACGGCTCTTCAGCCCAAGCCCATTGAATAATGCTGAAGCCATAGAAGAGATGGTTGGATAGGATAGAAATGTCCGCGCCTGTGTAGACATTGGTGTAGAAGTTGTACACAAGGTTGCGGACGATTGACTGCTTGGCTTGGACGTAGAGAATGTCTGAGGAAGCTACGATTGGTTGCAGTGGCGAAGAGCCATTATAGGCTTGCGGGTTGGCCACAAGCAAAGTGGCACTAAAGGGTGATCCGGTAGAACCACCATTGACGAGCCAAGCGAGCTTGTCACCGAAGACGATGAGGCCTGCTGGCATTGGGATCATGGCTTGGATTGTGTTTAACTGTCCGGCAACTAAAGTCTGTTGGATTGCGTCATCTGGAACTAAAGGACTGCTGATGTTGAAATTGAATGGCGCGCCGGGTTGAGAAGCATTGATCTGACCTGGGGAGCTTACAGGCCCAGCAAGAATAAGGCGTTGATTGGCCATGGCTGGAACGGTTGGGTTACCCACAGAAGCAGTACCAAGAGTAGTGAACCCTGCGCCACCACCACTGCCGGCGCCGAAGAATGAGACTGCGGGGGCCACGAGATATCCAGAACCGGGACTTTGTAGTTGTAAGGTGTTAATAGTCCAGCCAAGATTAAACGCCCCGCCAGAACCGTGGAGACTGTTGGTTGTTCCGGTTACACCGTTTATTGGAGGCGTGCCGGAGGTGACAAGTCCGCCGTAGTTCAAGACAATGCTGGTGATCGCACCAAATATATCAACGGCGGTAACAGTTATGATAACACCGAGAGGTAAGGTTATAATATCGCCAGGGGTATATCTGGAACCTGGAGTTTGTATCACAGCAATATTGCAGGTCAAGTAACAAAACGCCGTTGCTGTTGTGCCTCCTGCCGGTGGTGCGGCAAGCGCGACCTGTGGCACGTTAGTGTAGTTCCCGCCCGCGGTTAGGGTTATAGTCTTAACGCCTGAGCCAGAGAATGGACTTTGTGGAATTGGTGCTCCCAAGCTGAAATCTGGAGAGATGTTACTATCCGAGAAATTGTTGGCGGTTACATTACCGACAAAACCATATAAAGCACCGGCTCCAACTGGAGAGGTATATGACTGTAAGGCCTTGTATACGTTATAACTAGATGCCGCGGTGACTGCGTTCCAGCCAAGGAATATAGTACCTGCGACACTACGCAAGTCTGCAAGCCCACCGAAGAATATCGGTGTGGATGGTGCACTTTCTTGTCCATTTAAATCTACTGCGGTTACGAGATAGGAGTAATTAACAGATCCTGCCGTAAGCGCTGCGGAGAAGATGAGGCCGGTAGGCGCGACGATTGTAGGACCGATTACCATCGGAGCTAAAGTCCAATTGGCCGCGGCGATTAGAGTCAGGACATAAGGTGGATAGTTTGGATGGCAGAGGTAGAGTTGATTTACGTTCTGGGTGTAGCGGATGCCGAAGACTTCCGAGGCTTGGTAAGGGGAAACGATGGTGTAGATTCGTTGGGCTATGCCGTCGGAGACATAGGTACCATAAGCAGTAGTGTTGATAACATTGCCGAAGAGATCGGTAAGGGTAAAGGTGTTGGCGGTTGCGCCAGCGACGATGAAGGTATTGCCGTTGAGTAAGACCATTCCCACAACGCCTGAGATGACTATCCAATCACCGTTGGAGTAGCCATGAGCGGTAGAGGTTATAACTCCGGGGTTGGCTTGAGTTATAGCTGTGATGGTCTTGCCGGCTTCAAGGACTGGCGCGCCATTGTTGAAGAATCGAACGTAGCCTTGGCCAAATTCAAGCAGATAGGAGACGGTGAATGAGGCTTGGAAGGGGATAGGACGGACAACTCCGTTAGATTTACACGTGGCGATGTACTTCGTACCGGGTCGAGTTGTAGCTCCACCCCGAGTGTCCACAAAGAAATTGCGCAGCAAGGTCGCACCAGAGTGGTACTGCTTCAGGTTGACCTGAGCGTAGAGTGAAGGGGACCACTCACCAGAGTTGAAGGAGGTTTGGATTACGTTGTCACTCATGAGAACCCAGGCCAGATGGCTCCCCAGTTGAAGCCGGTGTTGTAGGGACCGGAGTAGTCTTCGACAAAGTCTATGCCACGGATGCGTAGCCAGTCAGGGGTGACGTCGTTGACCTTTAGGCCTTCGTTGGCGTCGGTACCACGGGCTTCGATTACCATGGCGTTAGCTTCGGCTATTTTGGAGTTCGCGAGTGATTTATCTCCACTAAGGGCGATGCAGAGACGGGCACCAACGATCAAGGAGAGAGCCTCGACGAAGTCATCATCGAAGACGTTTTCGTCAGAGATGTCTTTGATATAATTGCCGATGGCGAATTCTTGGTTTGTCAGTATCACTCGTTGATCAGACGCAGTCGATGCTTGAGTGAGGTTGAATATCGCGCCGGTGCCAACACCAGAGGTTGTGCTTTGTGCAACTGGATTGGTTTGAACCGTGAAGTAGCTACCACCAATTGGGACGGCCGATCCTTTGAGGACATTAACAACGCTAACAGTAGCAACAGCACCACCACCACCGAGCGTAAGCACCGTGAGAACCACCGGGGCTCCAACAGGAGCGGTTCCCTGAGGTGCTTGAGGTAGAGTGATAGTGTCTCCGATGGCATAGCCTGAGCCTCCTGCTGCGATGGACGCGGATAGGACACCGAAGAATTGATCCACACCGATGGTGTATTTGACCGGTGGGCCTTGCCAGAAGGTAGGGCTACCGCCGGTTACGGCTGTTGTGATAGGGACGCCGGAGGCAAAGCCGGTTGCGGTTTGGGGAGTGACCCAGCACATGCGGAGGCAGTCAACGGGGTATTGGTATTCATAGGCCCAAGGTGGGGCCGGTTGGCCCTTCACCCAGAGTTGCGTGGAGGGGGAAGTGTTCTCGGGGGTGCCGGGAACGGAGGAGATGAAGTTTAGGTTTGCAGTGTTGAACGCACAGGCCCATGGTGCCATCCGGAGGAGGCGGCGCCGGAAGGGGACGTAGATGATGTTGAATTGAATGGCTTCGTTTGAGGAGTTAGCCACCAATTGCGCTGCGGTTACATTGGTCCGCGATCCAAAGGTTTGGAGGGAGCGGTTGACCATGTCGACCTGTGCGGTCATTTAGTATCTCCCTTGAGATCCACAGCAGCCGTGGTTGGTGCCACCGATGCCAGGCGAGCCGGAGTGGGAACCGCCCATATCAGGGCCATTCTCGGTACCATGGTTAGTTCCATGAAGGCCCGGGGACTTTGGATCGTTGATGTTCTTTGGACCTTGTGGTGCTTGGTAATTCCGAACGTCTTTAGTGTCACCCGGGAGAACGCCACCGCAGGACACTCCGGAGGCTTGAGGCTGGCGGGAATTGGGGCCGAAGCCCCCAAGGATGTCGCGGGCCATTAGAGTCTCCTTATAGGGTTGGTTGGTACAGGACCGCCATCATCTTCAAGTTCAGGTTCAACATCATCAAGCCCCTTTGGATCTGTATCAACTAAAGGTTCAGGCTTGGCCGTCTCCTCAGCCATGTCTTGAAGGGCCTTCATTGCCGCATCCGCGAGGGGTTTAAGCCGTGGATGGCCCATGGCTTTTTCGTGGATTTGCAACAGAGCCGCGATTTCGTTCAGATCATGCCGCATCAGTGTTCTCCCTGTGAGCCGTTCTTGTGACGCTTCGAGCCGATACCGGGGGCCATGTAGCCGCGGCCGCCTGACCACGGGGTGGCTTGAAAAGTGAAGTCCCCAGTGTCGGTGGAGTGGTTGCCGACCTTTTCGCCAAGATAGGAAACGGCTCCGGGGTTTACGATCTTGGACCTTGGCTCGACTTTGTTGGCGTAAGAGCCTGAGATAGATGCTTTGCCTTGTTTCATATTCCATTCTCCTTTGGTTTCGATAGTTGCCTCGTGTGGTCCCACCGATTTAGTGGGTCTTCTGCCATTCCTCGGCGGACCTTTTCAAATACGCCTCCATCGAGATGGGCCTCTTCGAGAAGTTGGCGATAGCGATCATCACAGCGTTCTAGCTCTGCCATTACATGGCGGGGAACTGGAAGGCCTCGTTCTTCATAGAGATGGGCTATGTCATGAACGTCGTGCATGTACATAATGAACCGGCGCATCTTTTCCGAGACTTCGGATTCGGCATCCCGCATGTAGGTGACGACGGTGGTTAGCATCTCCCGGACGAGTTTTATATTAGCATCGATACGCTTGAGGTAGACCTCGGCGGAGTGATCTGGTTCAATCATTTGTGATCTTTCTTTATTGATTTGTATACTCAGTGATGAAGACAATACCGGCGCCTCCAGCTCCGCCCGTTGCCGCACCGCTACCATTCCATGTCACACCGCCTTCACCACCAGCCCCATAGTTTCCACCGGCAGAGCCAGCTGCGCTACTAACTCTAGTATATGAATTCAATCCTCCACCCCACGGACCATGGGCTCTTCCAGAGCTTGTTACTCCTATTGTGGTGATTCCTTGATTGGCACCTGGAGCGCCATCATTCCCGACAGGGGTAAGATCTCCTGTACCAGCCGCACCCCCTGCTCCGCCTGCACCTGATGCTGCGCCACTCCCACCCACACCACCCTTACCAACACATAAGGTACCAACGGACGTATCCGTAGCGGTGCCTCCGGCTGTTCCTGTATTGGCGCCACCTGCACCAACAGTTCCGATGGTGACTGTCTTCGATGCGCCTATTGTGGCCGCAGATACTGTAATCCGGGAAATGCCACCACTCCCTCCGCCACCAGCCGAGCTTCCCGTTCCGGCACTACCATTGGCGATTCCACCACCTCCTCCGCCAGGACCAACACATTCAATAGTTGCATATACGATCCCGGTTGATGGAGTGTAAGTGCCAGAAGCAGTGAACTTTTGAATCTTAACAACTGCAATGGTCGGACATGTTCCGGTGGTGGTGATTACAGTAGCACCACAAGTGATTGAAGTAACAGTGCCTGAGCCGGAAGCTGTTATCCAATTTGGAGTACCTGTGGAGTTCTCAGATAGGACCTGAGTACCGGAATTGTTACCAGCAAGTGTGACCCAGCCTGCACCATTCCAATAAGCTACATCTCCAGCCCTGGTAGGGGTAGGGAAGATGTTGTTGGTACAGCCGGCTTGAGTTGTGGCGTTGCAACCGCCGTTGGCATAGGGAAGAGTACCACCCACACCACCGTTACCTGAAGCTGCGAGATTGATCTGCGCCAGTTGTGTGCCAGCAATAGTGCCTGAGTTGATTTCAGAGCCGGCAATGGATTTATTGGTTATAGTTTGGGAGTCGGTGGTACCGACTAGGAGGCCAGAGGCCGGGAAGGTTTGGGTGGTTCCACTGATTTGAAAGGTTGAAGTGAAGTTGGCAAGGCCGTTGTATGTTGCAGTACCTGACCAAGTCTGTGCCGCGGCGAGGATGGTGCCGGTGAAGGTTGGACCGACAGAAAGTACAGCATTGCCTGCTGTACCGGTGATTGGATATTCACCGGCGATGCCAGCATTGTCGAATAGAACACGCCCAGAAACACCACCAGTTATTGTGGAAGTACCAATGGTGAAGCCCACGGCTGAGGCGCCACAGGTTGGATCGGCTGTTGGGCCAGTGAGCCAAACAGGGACTTGACCAGAGGCACAAGGACCTATAAATTTGAAACCGACCACACCAGGCCCAGCACCAACAGCCATAGCATGATTGGGGATGTCTTGAGCTGCTGCACAGGAAGCCCAGAGTGTGAATGCAAGTGCGAGAGTTTTCTTCATCCTGAAAACCAACCTGAGAGATCGTTAAGGGGGTATAATCGCAGAAGCTGACGATTCTGGACTATGGTGAATGGCTGAGCGAGTAGGTCAATTGCCTGGGTACCGAATGGCGCCACGGAGATAGGGAATGCTGCTGCGTTACCGCCAAGGTCTTTAATCCATATCGCCCGCTCGAAGGCAGTTGCGAGGTTATACGCAGACTCAAGAACCCATTTGGTAACATCAGGAAGATTGATCGTTACTGACCCTGCCACGTTGATGAAGACTATCTGTGCCCCACCAATAAGACTGACTGTTCCGCCGACGGTGATCACTTGGCTGGGCTGAATCTGCATGTGGACCCAGCCAAGTGTTGGCCCGAGGTAGACCCTTGTGGCTTGAAAGGAGTTGCCTCCTTTGTCTAAGTCTAGCTGGGCGTTCAGGCTTTGGACCATTATTAGATCCTCCGTGAGGTCATGCGGTTCTGAGCCTTTTTCTCGGATATGGCCTGACGTGCCTCTTCTATAAGAGCAGCTTCGTTAAGCTCGTCCACTGTTGGCTCTACGTCTTCAAGAGGCTCTTCCTCGTCGATGACCTGTGACGAGGGGATTCTCTCCTCGTCGTATAGATGGGCCTTTTGTTCCATACCGGCATCTGGCAAAGCTACACTCTTCCCTGCTAACGCAGCAAGGATCTGTTGGTTCTGGCCCATCATCGCCAACATGGTTTCCATGAACTTATCAAGACTGGGGGTGACTGGAGCTAACTCTCGGGCGACCTTGAGTTCGGCCATTTGTTCGATTAAGGAATCGCCGAGCCTGGCGTAGAAGCTCTGACGTTGAGAGTCCTCGTCGATGCCTTGGGTTGGGGTCCAGCTGAACTTGCCTGAAATCTCTTCGGCTTCGGCATCGAGTGGTAGCATTCCTGGGGTGGGATTGCCTTCGAAGACGATGTCATTAGGGATGCCCTTGCCTTCCCAACAAACATGGATCTCACCGTCCATACCGTTCAGCTTAACGTTCCAATCGTCTTCGACTCGTGGGTCGAGATATCGGGGGACTTTGTACATCTTCCGGACGAGTTTGCCGGTGCGGCTGTCGGTGGTTGTGTGTTCCCAACGTTCAGTCGGGACGGCGAGGTAGTGAGGTTCGGTTAATCTCCATCGTGCCATTTTAGTTCTCCTTTATAAACTTACACCGGTGAGGGTGCGTTGGATGAGGGTTGCAGCTGCGGGAGTGGGAAGATAGAGGACGGCGGAGGGTTGTGATGAAATAGTAGTTGGAGTGTCTTGTGGAATATTAAAGCTTAATACCCACATGGTAGAGATGAATGGAATGGGTTGGTGTTGGATGAAGAAAGCGTTTTGCGATTGACCAGTCCAGAGTGATGGGTCGTCATAACCAAAGCGCCAGGCAGGAATGGTGAATGGGTTGTGTGGGACGGTTGAGATAGTTAGTGGAACTGAACGGATGCCACCACTCCAGCCCGGAGGTTCATCGTAGCCGGGCTGGAAGAGGGGTGAGAATGGAAAGGCTTGAACGGTTAATAATGGCTGATCGCGTGGGGGATTCCAAGACCACACTGCAGGGTCATCGTAGTTGTCGGCGAAGGATGAACCCGCGGTGTAGGGGACTAGCTGAAGTGCAATGAGACTCGGCGCTTGCCATTGCCATCCAGAAGTGTCGTCGAAGTTGTAGTTCCAACGCTGAGCGATGGTTGGGGCACCAGCCGCAGGGATCAGGTTGCGCTGGTAGGTTAGTTGCCAAGCCGAGGAATCATCGTAGTCGTAATTCCAATGTTTGGTAGGGGGCTTTCCACCAACCGTGAAGAATGGAATTGTCGATGAGTCTTGTGGTGCCCCCGACCAGACTGCTGAGTCATCGTTGTTGAACCGCCAAGTGTAGTTGACGAAAGGCGATACAGATGGGAACAATGCTGCAAGGTTGCGGTTGGTCCAAGGGAACCAAGCGGAGAAGTCATCGTTGTCAAAGCCCCGAAGGCGGGTGAAGGGTTTGCTGCTGAGGATTGGAACGAGGAGTTTGCTAGTGGTTGGAGCTCCAGACCACACAGGAGGATCGTCGTAGCCGAAGAGCCACTCGCGGGAACGGACTTGGCCAGCGGCGGTAAGGAGTGGGTGGAGCACGGCGCTGTCAATGGGGGTGGCGTACCAAACGGTTTCGCCAGAGTCGTAGTCATAACGCCATTGCTTCGCCGGCACTTGGCCACCCTGACCAAACATCTTTTGCTTTGTAAGGAACTCTAGGATGGTGGATGGGACAGGGGCAGCGTACCAGAGTGATGGGTCGTCATAGGTGTAGAACTGTGCCCAACGTTTGGTAGGGGCCTGACCACCGGCGCCGAAGAACTTCTGCTTCGTGAGGAATGGTATGATAGGAGAGCGCACAGGTGTCCCCGACCAGTAGGTATCATCTGCTGGCCGAGGGACGTAGAACGGTGGGCGGGTGACTGTGGCCATTTAGTGAAGCTTTTGGAGGACGATGTTGGAAGATCCAGAATTGCTTGTGCCAATGTTGGTTGCTTGTGGGTTGTAGGATGTAACTGCGATGTTGAAGCAGCTGTCGCAGAGCATTGGGTCGAGTTCGCGATCAGGAATCATCAGGATTGAGCGAAGTTGGAACCACTCCGCGAACTCACGATTGTGAGGGACGTACGGATTGAAGCAATGACGACAGATGGGGCGGCGGGCGGCAATGGCAGCGAGGATGGCTTTGGCCTTGAGCGTGGCCATATCACTAGCTTCGCCAGTTTGGAGAACATCCTTAGCCATTCTCCAAAGCTTCCATTGCTCACGGAGTCTACGGAACCAACGCATTAGACTGTCTCGTAAATGACATGGGTGCCAATTGCGCCTGGAGTGCCACCAGTGAAGGCAGAGAGGGAGGCCTCGCCACCTGAGGCAGTGTTTCCAATTGCGTTGAAGCATTCTTCAAGACGGTTAGCACGCCAGAAGTAGACGCCACCAAAGGCATTCAATGAACAATTCTGGAGGTGATTGGCAGCATCACGTTGGGGGAAGGTGGTGGCCCAGTTGGATCCTACGCCTACAGCTGAGGCCAGGGCGGCGGTGGCGAAATTGCCTGGAGCGTCAGTGCCGCCAGTCTGTTGCGATTGGGCACCGGTACCGACGGTTGAGTCACGAGAGAATAGCATAAACGTCGGCGATGACGAGGATGCTGCTTGACCTGAGATAGAGATTTCCCAGAAGTAGGTGATTTGGGTAGCGGATGAGCCTTTCCAGAATCCAGCGGCTTGACCGGCAGTGAAGGCAACGGTGTCCGCTACCGCTGTCGGGGTAAAGGTAGTTTGGGCAGAGATTCTGCGAGCCATTTGGGTGTTCCTTTCAAGTTAAAAATTAAGTCGCTTCTGATGCCAACAAGTCTCTGGGCTACATGTGTGGCCGAGCTTTAATATCAAAGAACATCGGTCACAGATGTCGTGGTCGCAGCTGCGACAATAGCCACGGCTACGGGATCGATCAGGGTTTAGGATAATCATGTACTGGCACTTTGAACACATCATCGTTGCGGACTTAAAGACGGTACCTCCCGGGACCGCCAAGCGAGAGCCAACAGAATGGGCTTGCTCCGCGGAGATGCCAGGGCTGTTGCGGTGGTCGACTTCAACGTAGCCTTCAAGATCGCGTTTACGGATCATCCGTTAATCCCTAAGAAAGCGTTGAACTCTGCGGAGATGGCGGAGTCAATGTGGGCGTCGGTTACAAGCAGGGCTTGCGCTGCGGTATTGGCACCAGTGAGGGGGATTGTGCCGGCCACGGTTGCGTCAGCGATGACACTGGGATCGGTAGAGGCCAAGACAGAGAATAGTGTTACCCAATTGGTTAGTTGCGTTGTAGATTGAAGAATTTGTACGACGAAGTTCTGGCGTTGACGATGAAGGGCGGACCAAGCTTCGTTGGAGATCGCTACGCAAGTGGATGCCAAAGAAGCTTGGATCCTGTGTTGGAAGACACTGTCTTGGGATAGAAGGTACATATCGTTGCGAGTAGCTGCCATTGAGGTTTCCTATATCTGAATGAGTTTTTGATCTTGGCCTAAGAGGGTATCACCGCCAGCGGCCGCCACGAAATCAAAGCCAGCAGCATTGCTAATATCAGAAATAGTAAGATTGCCGGTGAGAGTTACGGTTGATGCACCTGCGGCGTGACCTCCCATATTGCTATCGCCGGCCGTGGTGCTATCAAGATAGTCCTGGGTGCCATTTGTGATTGTGGAAGTAAAAGCTGTGCCATCATCATTCCACATTCCAGCGACAAGATTACCAGTGGCACTTGTGATAGCGAGGCTATTGGTTGCAGCGTTAGCGGAGTTGGCAGTACCATGGGCAACACTACCAACGCCTGTGGCGGAGATTGCATACATGCTGCATGAACGGCCGCCGGTCCAACTGGCGGATATTTGTTGATTACCAGTACGAGTTGGAGTTTGGAGGAAGTACCAAATGATTGAACTTGTGCCGCCGAGGGCGGTGTCGTTGCCGGTGGCGCCAGTGATGGCAGTCATAGCTTGATTGGAACCACCAGAACCGGTGTCGTAGGTGACGGTGATAGAGGTAGGCAGACCTGCAGTGCCGCCGAATGCAAGCCCTACGGCAATGCTCGATGAAGCAGCAATGGTGATTGGAGATGCAACGAGGCTGGTATTAGTGGTTACACTATTACCTGTGTTAGCGTTGCCTTTTGCATCGAATGTTACAGCCATCTTATACCTTTACGAGAATACTGCACCGGTATTCAAAAGAATATTACGACTTTCTTGATATCCTGCTCCGATCGGTGAATTAGACAATACGCCATAAGCTGGCGGTGAATTTCCAGCGACCATGTTAGTGAAGTCTGCATAATTATCATGAAAATTAGCGCCGGTGAGTGACCCTGTCGTTTGATTGATCCGATAAAGCAAACCGGCAGATACATTCCCTGGAGCATTGTTCGATGCAACGTTATAGGCGACCTCTGGATTAGTCATCGTTGCCCCAGCATCATTTTGCGTTTCGAGATCGATTGCACTACTATAAGAATTCGTAGCTATACGTTGAAAGCAAGTATTAAACTTTATCTGTATGTCATTGGCTGTCCCAGCCCCAGCAAATTGAATCATGTCTGCATGAGCAGTACTGAAGTAACCTTGTGTATCGAATAAATTATAAAATATATGTGTGTTGAGTGTAGGAAAATCTAACATATCGCCTTGAGCATCATGAATCCAGTTGTACTTCCAGACTGTGTAACCTCCTGTCATGAAGGCTAATGCCAAGAAACTTGTTTCACCAGAATTGCCTAAACCATCCATTTCGCAATAGATAATGGTTGTCGGTGCGGCAGGGGTTCCGGAACCGATTGATAATGAACGATTGATAAGTCTGCTATTTGATATCGTCAGGCCTACGAAGCCATTGGTGACAATATTGTACCAAGTGCCACCAAAGCCGAAGTCATAACCATCAAGCGTTACATTATCCCGTTGAATAATGACGGAGGTTGGATTTGTGCCGGAAAGGATCGCTATTGATGCGTCGATCGTTGTTGGGTTTTTCAACACAACACCAGTATTTATGCCAACACGATAGTCAACACCCGGAACATGCCATGGTGGTCGGACGGCATAAGAGGAACCGTTGAGACCAGTGAACATGGTTGGATATTGTGCAGCTCCGGATGGTGCAGCGCCGCGTCCATCAAGTGCGCTCCAAAAATCGATTGGTAAGATGGTTGTGAGTAGGCCGCCCATTCGCATTGCTATACCAAGATGAAGCTGAGGCTGCCACCGATCGGCACGCCAGCAGAGAGGTTGATTAAGAGGGAGTCACCGATGGCTGTTTGGAACCAGCCTCCAGAGTTGAATGGAAGGACCGCGCCACCATTGGCGATACAGTAGGCAGGGCCAGAGATGTCGATGGAGCCGGTGGAGGTTTGGAACTTGACGTTACAGGCGGCGGAACAGACGAAGTAGAAGGAGAGAACAACGATCTTACGGCCGGCGACGCCGAAGACAAGAGTGCCTGAGGCCGAGACCTCGATGGGGGTGTAGAGGATGCCGCCCGGGACTTCTGTTCGGTAGATGTCAGCCAAAGTGTTGTTTCCTCAAAGATTGGATAGAGTCTTCGATTTGCTGATGCCGAGCTTCAGAGGAGGCGACCTCCACTTTGAGGGTGTCCAAGCGGATTTGTTGATCAGCGATCTTGGCGTCGAGGTCTTTAGATTGCTGAGCTTTGCCGAAGATAGATTCTTCATAGTCACGGAGGTTCTTGACGTGGACTAAAGAGAGTCCAGCTTTGGCATCATTGAGTTGAGATTTGATATCGGTCAGGGCCGTTGCGGTTTGGTCATATTCGGCCTCGGCTTTATCGGTAGCATCTTCGAGGGGGCCCAGTTCCTCAAGGAGCTTCTCGGCTGCCGTTAGATGTTCGATGGCATCACGGAGTATGGTCATGATATTGGCTGCCTTTCTAGAATTGGGAGAACCAAATGGTGGTGGCAACGGTTGCTATTGGAATGACACAGAGGGTAGCACCAGCAGGGACCTGCATTTGGGCCACGCCAACATTGTAGGTCGCTGGGGCTGTGGAGGTGACGTTTTGGGTAGTGACGAGAGTTGTGGGTGTGGTACAGGTAGAGCCTGTGCCGTAGATGAGGCTGAAGGTACCTGTGGCAGCGGTGTTGGTGATTTGGTAGCCACAGATAAAGATGGATTGACCGACTACACCAGCGACGACTTGGGTCGCTGAGGAAGGGCCTACAGCAACGTTCGCGACCTTGTTGCAGAGGATTTGGGCCGAAGGACCGACGGTGTTTTCTGCTTGTGCTACACTGGTGAACGCAAGCAAGAGGAAGAATGCAATGCTGAGCTTACGCATCATCGTAGCCTCTGCCACTTAGTCGTGCCTATGGTATATACCCATTCTATAGAAGTACCTGACGTGACCGTTTGGGCGCTGAAGGCAGCTTGGAGGGTTTGTCCTGTAGCTGGAGTCACGGTCACTAGCGTTGTCAAGGTTGTGTCTGTGGCTATCTGGAGAATTTGACCGTCGTATGGGGATACAGGGGTGGTAATGGTCCAAGTGGTTGGAGCGGTGCCGATCCAGAATAGAGTGCTGTCTGAAGGCACCATCTGGTAGGTTTGAGCACCAGCACCAGAGAAGGTCTTCATCGCCGTTGCGTTTCGGAGTTCACCGACAGGGATGAAAATGGATGGGCCACCTGGACCACCTGTGGCACCAACGACGACTTCGTTACCTGTAAGGGTTGTGGAGATTAACTGTTGGGCCAGAGCGAGGCCGGCGAAGGCAAGGGCCACAAGGGCCCCCACCAGAAGTGTTCGGAATTTGGTCATCGAGGTGCCCTCAATTCGCGACGTTGATCCCGGCGGGATAGCCGCCAAGAGTTGAGTTGGCGATGCCTGTATAAGGTAGATCGTGCCGATCAAGGACGATATAGGAGGACACGTTTCCTGCTGTGGTGGTCGCACCTGCAACGACGTAGCCCATTTGCAGATAGCGGGGGATGGCGATGCCGTCGGGAGGACGTGGCATATCCATGTCATAGAGCCGAGCGCCTTGAACAAGAGTGGCCAGGGCGTAGACTGGAGAGAGCCACCAATCAGAGAAGGCAGCGGGTGCACCAGAACCGGTGTCGACTGCGCCCTGAAGCTTGACTTGGAGGGTAGCTGCACCACCTGAAGTGACAGTAGTGGAGATCTGGACCAAGAGCTTTAGGGCTGGATCGTCACCGATGCCAATGTCTCGAGCACCACCGCCTTGAGCAGCAGTAGGGATGGCTGCGCCAGACGGGTTGGAGGTGGTTTGGAGACCGAGGCCGAGATCGATGATGTTGGTGCTGAGGAAGGTCTGAACCGTACCCGCGATCGACTGGCCAAAGGAGAATTGAAGAAAGCCATCGAGAATCATTTCATGTTCCTTTCAAGTAACTTGAGCTTCGTTCGAGAGGACTGCGTCCACGGTGCGGATGGGGATGCCACGGAATGTGGTGATGGGTTTGCCGTTGAATTCCTCAATACGGAGGAGGACGTTGGTTTTGTTCATCGCCTGGAGGTCGAGGTAGGTGCGGATGATGCGGTTACAGTAGATGACGGTACGGCCCATATCAGCGCGGACGGCGGGAGTGTCGCTCGTCTGAATAGTTGTTGCACTAACAGGAGCGGTAGGGAGGCGATAGAGGGCGCGGACGAGGAGGTTGATCAAGTTCGCCGCGGAGACGCCGGTGAGTTGGGTGACGTCAATGTTACAGATCCGCGCCATGTAGCGCCAGTCCCGCTGGGCAAAACCGATTTCCCACTTGAAGTGTTCGCGGTAGGCTTGATAGGTGTTGCCTACGGAATCGGCCACGGGCCACTCACCCATATCCCGCTGCTGGAGGCCGGCGAGTTTGCCTTTGGGAAAAATGGCGTGGTTGGTGTCGGTACCCCAGGTCAACACCCACATTGAGGTATTGGTGGAGGCGGTGCCACCGCCGTCGAGGACGTTGTTAGCGGTTTGGGAATTCGCGACGGTTTTGGTGGAGTAGCGTGGAGCCCATCCAGTAAAGCGTTCGGGGTTGGCGAACTGGTTGCCATAGACCATAGTGGCGGCGACCTGTTGGGACATGCCCTCCAGGAAGGCACGGGATTCACTCAGTCTAAAGTCAGGAGTGTTGCCATTCAGGTCAGCGATATCTTTGTCGATGACGGAGTAGGTTTCGAGGTTACCACAGGCTTCGACGAGTTGAGCAGTGGTGGATTTGGCGTTGGGGACACCGGTATTGAGCTGGCGCCATGTGGCTTGAGGGAGGCCGGTACGGACGGTAGTTTTATGACCGGTCGGGAGGTTGCCTTCGACGACCATCATGTCGTCGAGCATTTCGTTTGTTTGAGACAAGAGTTCGATGATGGATGCAACTTTGTAGCCGTCATCCATGCGCTTCGCCCAGTCCGCGTAGGTAAGTGCGGTGGTGCCGAGTACTGCCATGGTGGAGGATCCTTAGTGAGGGTTAAGATTCATTCTCATCCTCTGTTCCTCTGGGCGCTGCCGTTCTACCGCTCTGCGGTGGACGGAGGATTCATTATCCCCGGTTGGGGATTAGGTGACTATAGATGGCTTCGGCTACCGAGGGCCGGACTGGAGAGCCTGGGGCTTTGTTGGCTTCAGGGGAAGTGCCTCCCGGCTTTAGCGAGCCGCCTTCTACGAAAGGTTTGAACATGATCGAGAGGGCTTCCACAACGTCTGGGTTGGAGCCAGCTCCGGTTAGGTCTAGGGCACCGCGGAAGGCACGGGCGAGAGATGGAGGTAGGGCCGAATCGATGGCTTTGGAGATGTCCGTGCGGACGGCTTCGGATTTGGAACCGAATCGGTCGGTGATGTCTGACATCCATTCCTTTTGGAGATTGGCCCAAGCGCGGTAGGGGGCTTCGGTGGCTTCACGACCAACTTTGCTGTAAGTGTCGATTAGTTTCTGGGCTTGATCTTGAGTTAGATTGAGTTCTTTGAAGGTTGCAGTGGCTTCAGTGAGGGCTTCGGGGTCGAACTTGAAACCTTCCGGGACTTTGAAATCAGTATACTTCTCTGGAGCGCTTTCGGCATCAGGCTTCTTGTCTTCGGGTTTTGGCTCTTCCTTCGGCGCCTCAGGTGACTTCTGAGTGAGAAAGGATTGGCCGTCAAGTTTCTTCTCTGTCGTAGGGGTCGTAGTCTCCTCCGCCGGAGACTGATCCTTCAGGGTCCCGTCCGGCGTCCGAGTCTCCGAACTGTTCGGTAGAGGGGCTTCGGTTGTCACTGTCACGTCGCTCATTTGCTAATTCCTTGTGGCTGGCTTCCTGCATCATTAGGATGTATTCGGTTGGGCAATTTACGATTACATCAGCAAACAACTGCAATCCAATGTTCTGACTGCCACAGTTGAACGCTGTGATATCCACAGCACCTCGAACAAATGGAGTGTGGAAGACGTTGCAACGGGCCAGGAGGGAATGGATCCAAGTCCGCCCAAGAGCTTCGGACATGATGCGGCGGGTGTATTCGATACGGGAGAGTTCGGCATGCTTGGCGGCCTTTTCTGCTTTGCGAACATCTTTGCGGTTGGAGGCATCATAGGTCATCCCCCGGCAACCATTCGTTGGACTAGGTTCTGCCCACCGCCTACGTCGATTTGGGAAGCGTTGGCGCCAGCTTTGGTCATGGCTTCCATCTGCTGGGCTTGCTGTTCAGCTTGCTGTTGCTGTTGTCGGGCTTGACGGATGGCGGTTAGTTGGGCTGGGGAGCGGATTATACGTGGGGAGTTGTTCAGCAGGCTGCTATAGATGTCGAGAGCCATATCGAAGTCAAGGTTGTCGGTTGCGGCAGGATCGATTCCAGCGACTTGCCCAGCGATCTGGAACATGCGTTCGATAGAGCCAGCTTGCGCTGCGTTTTGGGAGATCTCTAAGAGTGAGGAGAATTTAACCTCAATGTTCTTCCCCGCAACTTCTGGGGGTGGTGGTGGAAGGATATTAGCACGGAGCATGATGCCCCAAACCCGATCTATGATGGGGGTGAAGACTTCGTTGTAGAGACGCTGGAAGACTGGACCAAGCATGATTAGAGATTCGGCCTTGCGCATGTCCCACTCAACTGCGGTGATGTTTGAGCGTGTTTCGAATTGCGAAGCGACATTGAAGAGGTTGTTGAAGAAGGTATCGCGAATGCGTTTGCGGACCTCTTCTAGATCGGCAGTGATGGAGGCGATGTCTGGTTTCCAATTGCCGTAGGCGGGTTTCATTCCGTCGTTGCCGGTGGACATCATGCCTTGCAAAAATGTAATTCCACCCGGCAACAATGATGCTGGTTGGTTCTTTAGTTGAACGTCAGCGACCAGAGGTGGGTTGATGCCCTTGTCTATGCCTTGGGCTTTGCGCCGGGTTTCTTGCTGGAGTTGTTTGATGTCAGGTAGAGCGTCCATACCAACGCTACGACCATAAGGGTCGTTTCCCACCAAATCCCAGCGTCCAATGATAGCAGCACGCTCATTAAAACCGCGCTTGCGAAGGAAACCGCGAGAGCTTGTACCGCTTTGCGGATTGGTAGCTCCTCCCCATTCCCAGTAGGTTTCGCGGTATTTGAAGTGCTTGGGGATGCTGTATTTCTCGGGATCGGTGTTGGGTTCAATGGCATGGGCGATGATGACCTCTCGGGTTAGCCCCGCTCCGTCCCGACGATCGTAGAATTGTTGGATCATGGAGGAGCAGTTCTCCCACCCGAACTCGTCAACGGTTTGGGAGATGGTGTAGGTGAATTCACGGTAGAAGATGACAGGGCGGTACTTGCCGTCGATGTCGACGTAGTATTCGCCGAAGCAGGGGTTGATGCAGTTGATGACGTTGTCGAAGTCTTCGTAGATGAGAAGGACGGCGGTGCCGAAGACAACGAGGTCGAACATGAAGACCGCCATCGCGGTGTAGAAGTTGGATTCCGCGAAGATTAGGTACATGAGGCGTTCGCACTCAGCGAGCCACAAGCTGACTGGGGAGGTTTGAGTAGAGTCGATACGATTGACCTCAAGGCCTACCCATTTACGAGTTGGGGAACAGGTTCCAGAGAACATGCCTGCCGCAAGGTTACGGGCAGCGAGGGTTCCGGTACTATCGAGGATGTGTTGATTGATAGGGGAGCCACGGTTCATCTGATTCGGTGTGATGAGCCATTTGTAACGTCGGGGGAGGATGTAGTCGGCAAGTTCGCGGCAGTGGGTCCACCAGCTATATCTATTATTCCTTAATCCAAGCAATCTCCCCTGTTGGAAGGAGCGCAAACGCTGATCTTGCTCGGAGGCGAGGTCGGTGTTACGGGAGAATTGACGCCAGTCGGTGAGGGCGTTCATCAGGCATAGCTCCATTTCAGATGATTACGTCCATAGACCAGCCAGAGTGCGAGGTTCATTGGAAGGAAGCCCCATTGTTCTGAGACTAGGATCCATATCAGCCATAGTAGTTGGTTGCCCAGACCTACTAGCCACGCGTTGGGATGTTTGTTGCCTGCAAGTAGGTTCATCCAAATGGTGATTGTTGAAAGGAGCCAAGGCATGTAATCACTGATGTAGTTCATCCAGTGTAGCTCCTCAACTGGTTGCAGGGAGGCAAAGCAACCGTTACCAATGCCTCCCAACCAGTAGTGAAGTGCGAAGTGGTTGCGCTTTGTTCGCAGTGGTGTGGCGCTCGGTTGGGTTGCTGGATGGGGGTCATCCGCAAAGCTCCTGCTTCTTTTCTATTTCAACAAGCTCGCGAATGCGCTGGAGGATGTTAATCACGGAAGTTGGATGGCCTTCGACCTTACCACCGGCTGTATGCGTGATGGCTACAATGGTACTACGAACATTACAAAGCCAACGATAGTGCTCAGCTGATACCCTTATTGCGAGCATCCTTCCATCATTGATCTTGTCAAGATTCTCGATCATCAAGTTATAATCGAAGAATGGATCAGTCATTTCAGTACCTGGAGTTTGGCTCGGCGACCTCGCGGGATGCCGGTCTGCATCCGCGGAGCGATGCCGGGCGGCATGGAACGGCCCCGAGCGGCATCGGGCAGTTGACCTTGTTTGGCCATATCAGCCGCGGCCATGAGGAAGTTGGCTGGCGAAGTGGTGCCGCTTCGCTGCATCATCTCAGGGGGGAGCATTGGGGCGATGGGCATTTACTTCGTTCCTGTCAGGGCCGCTGGGGCCGAAGAGCCTTTGGCTGGAAGCATTTGGGCTCCTAGGAAAGAGGGAGTGGAGGACTTCTGCCCTGGCTTCTTGCCGATCGGAGCTTGCCCAAAGACAGGTGGCGGGGGAGGTGCCGCAGGTAGTTGAGGAAGGGGTGGGGCTTCAGTTGGGCTCATCACGCAGGCTCCGCGGAGTAGATCTTGCACTCGGCGCACTTGTAACGGCGGAAGAGTTTGCAGGCCGCGTCTAAGGCGGGCCAAGTTCCCATGAAGAGCATTTCTTTATTACATTTTAGGCATGTCATGCTGCTTCTCCTCTGTAAGGATCCCACTGAGGACTACGTTGAGCTTGTACGTGGTGCTCACGATTAACTTGCATATGCTCTTCGGCATAAGGGTTGTATTCAGTCTGGTGAAGCTCCTGGCGCGGGCCTTCGCCACCAGCGTTAGCGTGTGCGGCTAGGGGGCCACCGAAGGTTAGAGCTAGTGCGTCCAGATCGTCCAAGACCATGCCCGGATTATCCGCTAGAATGTCTTCCTTCGGGGTGAGGATGATCTCATCCTTTTTGTTAAAGGTGTAGCGGATGGCGAGCATTGCGCTTCGCAGGTCGGCGTCAATGGGCAAGAGTCCTGTGCGGACCCAGCTACGAAGCGCTCCATACATAGCGGCTCGCTTGTTAGCGTACTGTTCACCAGCGTTATCGAAGACGATTCCGGTGATGTCATCCTTGCCTCCGAATTGGACTTCGGTTACGTAGAGATGCTTGGCGCGGCAGTTGTCTACGACGCCGCCACCGACGCCACCACCGTCGATGAAGATTCCATCTGGCCGCCATTGGGTCCAGCAGTCGAAGACGTTGTTAGCGAGTTCAACTGTGGAGATACCGTTTAAGACTTTTCGAGATATGGTTCTAGCATCGCGTCCTTTACGGGGGAAGATAACAGAATTGTTTGCGCCGTAGCGGGCGACGTCCACGCCAAGGGCGAGAGGGGTTGACGCGTCAATGAAGATCTCTCGATCTGGGGACATCGCGCCATCGATGTCCGAAGCGAGGAAGAATTCCATGAGGCCTTGACGGGGGAATTGGCCCAGGATGCGGATGCGGACGTAATCGCTATCCTCACCGTAGATCTTGATAAGCGCAGCTATACGCTTCTTATTGGTGATGGGGACTTCGCGAGAGTCGATGGCAGTAGTGTGCCACATTGAGGAGTGTGCGCCACCCTCAAAGAATTCCCGGAATCGGCCTGTATTGCGGGTAGGGTTGCCATATACGAGCCAGAGCAACTGCGTGTCGGCGTCAGAGAATGCGCCCTCGGATGTTTCGAATATGATGTCTTCGATCTCGGAGGCTTCGTCAAACACGAGGATGAGGCGGTTGCCTTTGTTGTGGAGCCCTGCGAAGGCTTGGGGGTTGGTCTTCGACCACGGGATCATATCTATCCGCCATGTACGCTCACGGCTGGGGTCTTTGGAGAGAAGAGCGGTGGCCTTAAGCTCAAAATGTTCGCGGATGATAGGGTTGAGGAGGTTGAACCACTTACCGAGTTCAGCCCAGGTCTTAGTCTTTAGTTGCATTTCGGTATTTGCAGTTATGACCCCGCGGCAGTCGGGGAAGGTAATGAAGGCCCAAAGGATCAACTGCGAGACAGTAGTGGATTTGGCGATACCATGACCGGAGGCAACCGCTTCGAGTATGGCCTCTTCGGGGGTGAATAGGCCCAAGCGTATGCGTTCCATTTGCTTTTGAGCCCAGGGCATCGGGCCGGAGAAGGCTTCCAGTTGCGTCCCGGCTTGGCCCCAAGGAAACGCACCCATCACGAAGGCGTAGGGATCGTCCCTCACACTCACTAGCCACTCGGCGAGTTCAGGTTGCAATGTCTTCACCCCCAGCGTTCTGGATTACTACTCCCAGGCACAACCTTTCGGCGGGTGGGGTCGCACCACCATCGCTACCCCGGAGGTGAAGATCTACGAAAGAAATAGGAGGCAGGGACGGCGCCAAAAGGGAGCCATGCAGGGAACCCTCGTCACTCATCCCTGCCTCCATCATCCTCGCTCGTCGCTCGGGCAAGGATTGGTTTGGCGTCTATGACGTTGCTTCGCCCTGAAGCCCGAGCGATCTGTTCCATCATAGCCGCGAAGTCTAAGTTCTCGTTCCGGTTGATGACCTTCTTAGAATACCCAAAGCGATCTGCCCGATCGGCGGTGAGAGCCATCAAGCTCTTAAGAGAGACCTTCTCCCCGCTTTCGTCAGCCTCGTCGAGGTGCTCCTCAATCATCCGCTCGGCCCGGAGCATGTTTGAAGTGGAGGTTTCCCAAAACTCATCCACGCCCCGGACGTAGGCCTCATCGACTTTGTCCTTATACGAACTCACCAGTTGGCAGAAGGCTGGGTCCCCACGAAGTTGGTAAAGCCTGGTGGAGCTAAATCCCGTGAGCTTCAAAATCTCTTCGGTACGAAACCCAGCCGCGACCATCCGCGCCAGCCGGTGATGGGTTTCCCGCATTGCCTTCGGGCGGTTTTGCGAAGGGCGTGGGGCTTGCAGGCGAAGCATATCCTCACGCGTGAGCGGGCGCACCGAAAGGACCTTCGGTAGGCGCGCCAGCTTTCCTCGGTGAAGAGTTGGGTTCATAGCATCCTTCGTATATAAACCTTAGGCCTGTCTTCCATCGGAGGCAGGCCTGTGATCGTCACCATCTGCGCCAAGAGGGCTTTGATATCATCCGGTATAGGAATGATCACCGTAGGTACCCTCTCTGGTCTGGGCTTAGCTTCCGGGTTGTGAGCCACATTATGCTTTGGCATGAACATCCTGATGAAGTGTACTTCAAGCACACTAAGCTGCCCCAACATGCAAGGCAAGAACCAAACACTATCGAATGTAATTCCCTTTCCATTAAACGTAGGGCACTTGGCATTTGATTGTGAATTAATCGTTGTGCCTAAAGGCTTTCCTCGATTGTAAACATGTCTGTAAATCCGTTGCATAGGTTGCTTTGTCTTCCCCACATAAACCACTTCCCCTTTCTTAAGAAGCGCATACACTCCGCAATGCATGAGCTTCGAAATATCCATAAATCCGTGTTCTAGCATGGCATAGCTCCGGGCCCTTTCCTCCCAGCCTGGCTCCCATATTACACTACTTCCGGTACCGTCGTCAAGCACATTCGTATACGATTTATCATTTATTTTCATATACCAAAGGCCAGATTTCAAAATTTATATTTTGCGCCGACGATAAGACTGCGGCCCCACGCAGAGACAGAATTTTGGCCCCCACCCCTTCTCGAGGTGGGGGCCTCAGGTAGGACAAGACCTTGGCTAGTCCTTCGAGGCGAACAAGGCGGAGTTGGTCTCGATAAAGGCCTTGATCTGTGGCACCGAAGCGATAAGCCGCTCTATCTGGCCTCGGTAGAGGGTTACGGGAAAGCGACCAAGGCCGTAGATCGAGAGCGCACCCTTTTCAGAGACCTTGAGGGTGATAGCCTTGGGCTTCGAGGCCGCAGCAAGGGCTTCAGTTTGCTTCGCGATGATTGCCTTGAGGGTATCGATCTCTTGCTGAAGGTTGGGGAGGATGGTCATGGGCTTGGCTCCGTTGTGCAGTGGACGGCAGAAGCGCCGAACAACCCGAATGTAGCACATCGGCGTGAAAGGTCCAATCACGAAATGTTACAATCGCCCTCACCCTGATTTACTCTAGCCCTATGCCTAGTATCATCACATAAGCTTACCATCTCCGTACCCCCCACCCCGGGTAGGTAGGTCTCTCTTCTCTCTCTCTCTCCTCTTTATATACTACCCTACCCGGGGTACCCCCCACGGCTACGACAAGCAAATGAGATGATACTAGGCATAGATGTAGGGAGTATCAGGGTGAGCCCGGGTAATGCTAGGGTTGACACAGACGCGGATCTGTGTTATACTGGTAAGTACAATCAAAGGAGCTACGCCGATGTCGAGATGGATGGCAAGGCCGGGAACACCTGGGCCTAAGCGGGATGATCCGCTGCGACGCGAAGCGTTACGGCTAAATGGCCTACGGCAGCAAGAGGCTAAGCTAAGGGCTGAGCATGACTTGCGAAGCGCACAGGTTGTCATGGGATGCAGGGTTAGGGTTAGGATTAAAGGGCTGGCACCGATACAGGGCAAGGTTGTGGGGGAGCATGTGCACATTGCAAGCAAGACTAAAAGGACAGAGTGCTGGCTTGTGTATAACTTGAAGCATGGAGTTAGGCCTTACGCGAAAGCAAATTGTGAGAGGCTAAAGACTTCGGAGGTGAGCAAGGCCACGAGGGGGATTGATAAGGCCACATCAATCCTTAAAGGGCCTGATACTATCTATGGCGATGGGGACATATAGCCTTGCTTATGGGCCTCACAAAAATGTGATTTCCCCGCCACAATTGCGCCGCATTTGGGGTGCACACTACCGAACATGGAGGAGCTTATGCCTGATGATAAAAGCCATGTTGCTACGCCTATTACTGCCACGCCTAGTGAGCTTGAGTCTGAGCCTAGCGTTGGGGTGCCAAGCTCTTTAACAAAGCACGCACACACTAGTCATGCAAAGGTGGTGCTTGCTGCATGTAAGTTGCAAGCGCAGTGTGTCAAGGGATGCCGCTGAAAGTGTGCTCTTAATGCACATTACCACATTCATTATCACAGATACGTCTACAGGGCCTAAGAGCTTGCAGAGAAAGTGAAGCTGATGGGACAGATAACAGCTAAGGAAATGGCCTTGAAGAGAGCACAAGATAGAGGCTATAAGTACGTTTGGTTTGATGGTAGATATTGGCATATTGCCAAGCATAACCATGGTGTTCCTTATTGGGCCATCGAGGTCATAAACGTGGATTAAGCCTTTATTCCAACTAATACTTTACGGCCCGCAGGTGCAAGCCTTACGGGCCTTAAGGCATTGAGAGAGCCATAGACTGCGCTTCGGTACGAGCCTCGCTCGGTGAAGGACGGCAGTAGTGCCCTTTCGCACAAAGACGTCAGATGAAAGGACTATAGCAATGACTGACGCAGTTGCAAGCGAAGCCTCCTCGAAAAAGTCTGACCCTATTGAGGTCAAGCTCAAGGGTGGCGTTGGTACGGTTGTGGTTGACCCGGATATGATCTTGGATTTGGAAATCTTTCGATACATCTTCGCGGTCGGCCTCGAAACGATCGTCAACAAAGTGGGGATGTCCAAGATCGCTGTGGGCATCACCAAAGCTGAAGGCGAGGATAAGGTCAGGCGTACCGCGGAGATTGTGGAACAAGCGCAGCGCACTGTGCAAGCGATGTATGACGGAAATCTCAAGGGTGCGAAGGCCACGTCCAAGCGCACTGGGGCTACGCAAACAGAGGCCATGCGCCTTGCAAAGGCTCTGGTGAAGGATACCTTGCGGAGCAATGGGTATAAGATCTCGGCTTTTGACGCGAAGGAATTGACAGCCTTTGCGAAAGAAGTCCTATCGGGTAACCCAGATCTCTACAAGCGAGCGGAAGAGAACCTCAAGGCCCGTGCAGAGCTTCCCATCAAGGGCTTGAACGTCGCAGCTATGCTCGGCGATAAGGCCGGCGATGAAAGCTTGAAGGCAAAGCCGAAGGTTCCGCCGAAGCCCCGGGCGAAGGGTGAAGCCAAGGCTACGCTTTCCGCTACGCAGGCAGGGAAGGTTGCGCCACGGCAGAAGCCTGTAGGGGCTACCGCGCACTAACCCTTTGGGGAAACAAGGTCAGCAATGAGCACGAAGGGGCGACCTTCCACATAAGCTCAGGATGGCCTTGAAAGCTTCGCCTCCAGTAGAGGCAACGCTCACGCACCTAGCGGTATATCCGCCAAGGCCTTGGGCGCCTTTCTTTTCGCAACGATAAGCTCAAGCTCAGCAATGCTGACATAGGAGCTTATGAATGCAACCCTTAACGGAGTCATGTCATGACTAATGAAAGTATCTCGGGGTTCTTGAACTCCATCGCTGAGGCAAAGCGTGCGTTTGACGCGGAGCCAAGCTATCAATCTCGCATCCAACAGCTTGAAGGCAACAATCTGTCCTTGGGCCAAACCATCGCGTCGCGAGAGCTTCGCATTCATGAACTAAAGCAGGCTGAGGAAACCCTTATTGCGAAGCTCCGCTCTGTGGAGGCAGAGCGGGACGATGCAGGGTTTCGCCACTTGGAAGCAGATGACAAGGTGCAGGGTTTGCTTAAGGTTGTGCACCAGTATGTCGAGGATGGTCTCAAGATCATTGGGGCTGTTACAGGCATTGAGCAAACGATGATCGCTCAAAGTGTTCTCAATGCTACCAATGAAGAGATAACTCATGTGAGGGATCTTGCTGAAGAGCGTTATGATCGTATTGTTCAATTAGAGCGTGAAATGTCCTTGGCGCAAGAACAACTCACCCGCCCTTTCGCCCCTTCGGAAGATACATCATCCTTCAGCGGCGAAGGCACGGACCCCTCCAAGCCTGAGTCTTACAACGATGATTTGCCGCGAAGCGTACCTAGGCTTCAGCAAGGGTTGAGTGAAACTCTCCCTACTCCGTCCGCCTCGGCCCCCACCCCTCAGGGTTTGGGTCAGAGTGAAACGGACCCTATTACTGCCCCCACTCCAAACTCCGCCTCGGCGCCGGAGGATTCCAGTGTCTCGTCTGCGGAGCGTGGGTTGACTGAGGGTCCGAGTGCTGGCCCTTTTGCCACTCCGCAGGGCACTCAGTCCGAAACTGCATTGTCTGGTACTGTCACTTCCACGGACGCTGCGCCCTCCAGCGCTTCGCCGCCTGAACGGAACCGCTACCGTTCCACTTTCTACAAAGGTCGGAAGTACTACGATGTGACTAACTATGTCCCACTCCATGAGTGGCTCAACTGTGGCGGCACTAGGGAAGATTACGAATGGCGCCCTCTGCCAGAGGCGAATAGGGCTTCACATCAATCCTAACTTCGTCTTAAGGCCCCGTGTAAAAGCGGGGCCTTTTCTCTGCCTTAAGCTTAGCTTGCTATCAGGCAAATCAGGGAGTCTGGCAGCAATCAGACCCCTTGACTTTTATTCGAAATCGTGGTATAATACTAAGTATACAATGGAGAATTGCCTTTGCGGGATTGGATGTTCATATGATTAAGCTCTTGCCTCTTCCGGCTGTGATTGCATTGGCTCTGGCTTTGGTTACGCATCGCGCTCCAGCACATGAATGGTACCCCAAGCATTGCTGCTCAGATCAAGACTGTCACCCCGTGGACTGTGCTGAGATAAGCACTTCGCCTGACTACTACAAATGGCACGGAATGATGTTCCCTAAGAACGCTTCTTTCCCTTCAAAAGATGGAGGGTGTCATGTGTGCCACACCTCAAGTGGAACCCCACGGTGTTTGTTCTTTGGAGGGGTGTCATGACCTGCACAGAGTGCGCCACGCCTTGTGAAGCCTTCGGAGATGAGCCCTATATCATCTTCATTTGCCCCAACTGTGGGCAGATTATAGATCTGGAAAAGGCCCCCTGCGTCAGAGAAGAAGAGGAAAGGTTTTGGTCATGACAGATCGATATATAGTAACATTGGATGACATAAATCATGCCTGTTGCAATGAGGCATCTGTAGCAGACACGACGAAGCCAAATGAATACAACAAGTGTGGCTTCCAGACCATCTGTGAATGTCCGTATGAGAGCGATGCCAAATGGATCGCGACTGCTTTGAACAGGGAACATACTAATGGCCATTCTGTATAACTGCCGCCACTCCGGCGATCAATATCGTATTACGAAGTTCGACTCAGATATGAATCCGCAAGGCTCCTATCTGCTTACGCTTGAAGAATGCGAGTGCCCTGCCGGAGTCCGCTCCACCTGTCGCCATCGGCAGATGTTATGCAAGTTCATCGCGAGGGGGCATGTTGGGGATGAATGGATGTTTGATTTTGATCGGGGATGGTGGATGCAAGGCTGGTCGCAGCCTGCGACCCTACCACCAGAAGGCCAAATCACTCCTTCAACTGCGCCAACTCACATCAAAAGGAGGTTTTGATGCTAATCCCATATACCCCTGGCCGCGGCAAGCTTAGCGCGGTTTGGCTTCTTGATCTATTGGGTGCTTAAATGACCTCCTTTGTCTACGACTTCAAAGACATCGCGGCGCGGATGAAGGGGGAGTTGAAGGCCCAACCTGAGCATGAGGTCACGATACTTTGTGCGGCATGCGATGGGGCGGGCCGGTTCCTTATTAGCCAATGGCTTCACGTTCCTATCTATGAACAATGCCGTGATTGTAATGGCGTAGGAAGGATTACAGTATGAGCGCCTATTCAGCCAAATCCGCCGCGCCACCTTACGCCGTCCTTTGCTGGGCCGACGAGTTAAACATCTACATGCAACTCCCTTCCATAAACGGACCTTACATCGCACGTTTCGCCCGCTCCGAAGGAGGCTTGAGTGCGGGCTTGCACCACATGGGTGCGCTTCATATTGAGCACAGTGGCGTCCCGTTCCACCGCGCCGAGATCCCACCAAAGGCTCTCACTATGAAGGGGCTTACGCAGAATGATCGCGAGGCGGCACGGGATGCACTCAAGAAGATAGGAGTTATCTGATGACCGAGCCTGCAATCTCCCCCGAACGCGTCAGCGAGCTAAAGATGATGGCCCAGGGCCTCTACGGCACCATCATCGGCCTCACCGACACTCCTTTTGAAGCTGTCACTCTCATTGAGATGATCCATCTTACAATTTGGCTCAACAACTCCCGACCCGGCTTCGATGCCAAGCTTATGCTCGCTGATTACAGCGAGAGCTTTCTTGAGAATCTTGAAGCGAATGAAGCTCACGAGAAGGGAAAGTTGCAGTAAGATGGCTTACCTGATTGGTGGCTGCACTACATTTGTAACTGTGTTTGTGAAAGGGTTTCAATACAAGAACGTCATAGGAGGACACATGAAACTGGTAGCTGTGACTGCTTACACTATGGCCTTTTTAGATGTGTTTCTAATTGGCTTGGTGTCACGCAATGATTGGCTAATAGCCTTCCCGTGTGGATTGGGTGCTATGGTGGGCATGTTAGCTTCGATAAAACTACATAACAGGATATTCCATGCAAATGTCTGAACTCTTTCTCATAGCTCATAAGGTACGAGGCGAAGCCGCGTTTGATGTCGCCCATAGGATGGACTGTCCTCACTGTGTCACGGGAATAGATCAGGTCATCTGGGGATGCTTCGACTGTGAGGAGCTTGGCTATTGGTGGATCATCCCAACATCAGGGCACCGGGCGTTTCCATTCCACTATTGGCCTTGGGATGAACTAGCTTGCGACTCAAGAATAAACCCAAGTGTGTTTGACCCAAAGCCAATAGAGGCACCGCCACTACCTGTGGATTGGCCCGACCATTTCAAATCCCTTCCCGCACCGAAGCCCGACATCACTTCCCTTTTCAAGGCGCAACCGAAGCCACACATAGCGAGGCGCCTGTGACCACTCCAGATCCTTCTTCAAACGAAGTCCTGCGTCTTGTCGCCCTTATCCGGAACCAAGACCAGCTTATATTTCAGATGTCCCAATGTTCCAGCTGGGATGAGATGAGGCCACACTTTCAAGCACTATTGGCCGGGACTATGCAACGAATGCAAGATGAAAGCGACCGAATCCTCACCCTTATGGTGGGCGAGATTAGAAGGGTTTATGCTTATGATTACGAAGCAGCAGAGAAGGTATCTCCAACGGAACCCAAACGTCCTCGATTGGAGGGACCCAGAGATGCCGGTGGTGAGAAAGACAAGGACAGGGGAGGTGGTTGAGTTGCCTTCAGAACGTGTAACTAAGGCCTGTGCACATATGATAGACGCAGCACAAGTGCCAGATTGGCACAATGACCCCTCTTACTTTTGGAACCGAAAGGCTAGGTGATGGTAACTAATTTCTCTACAAAGGGGGGTATTGTTACAAGATCCGAGACTTACACCATGCTCCTCCACCACCTCGACGAAGCGCGAGACTGTTGCGCCGTCATCGCACATCTGCACCAAACCGAAGACACGGATAAGGACAGAGTGATGGCAATGGGATGGCTTGCTGTGGCAGAGTTGCAGAAGAGGATGCGTGAGAAGGTTACGGAACTTGCGATGGGAAAGCTTATATCATGACCGATACAATGAGCCATGCCAACACCGAAGAACAAGATGCCATCCTTGCCGCAGCAAAGGCTTCTAAAGCCAACTTGATGATCTCTGCCTTGGCCGGGACAGGGAAGACCTCCACTCTTGAGTTGCTTGAAAGGGCTGTGCCGCGAGGTCCAATTCTCTACCTTGTCTTCAACCGGAAGAACGCCGATGAAGCCTCGAAGCGTATGCTTTCCACCACCACTGTACGAACGTTCAACTCCATCGGACATCGTATCTGGGCTACAGGCAGAAGTCTGCGCCTTGAAGCAAAGAAATCTAATCTTATCCTTAGAGACATCATTGATAACGCCCCCAAGGACTACCGCGATACTTTATGGGGAGTGTATCATGAAGTCTTGGCTGGAGTGGGGCTCGCCAAAGCTCTGGGCTACATCCCCGGCGATCTCTATCCCAACGCCAAACGACTTATTACGCGCTTACAACTACATAGAGCTTTAGAGGAACTCCCTGATGACCTCACCGCCGACCTCATCGATATCGTCCTTCAGCGTAGCATCAAGCAATCCTACGAAGGGCTCATTGACTACAACGATCAGATATACATGCCCGCGCTGTTCGGTGGTACATACCCTCAGTTTCCACTTGTTCTCGTTGACGAATACCAAGACCTGTCACCGATCAATCACGCCCTTCTTGGGAAGCTTGTTCGCGGCAGGCTTATTGGAGTTGGGGACCCTTGGCAGAACATATACGGATTTAGAGGGGCTAAAGCAGGTGGGATTGAAGAAGCCACGGAAACGTACAAGTGCCAGGGATTGCCTCTGAGCATCTCTTTCAGATGCCCCTCACGGATTGTACAGAACGTGCATTGGCACGTCCCGCACTTTAAATGGTTTTCAGAAGGAGGCCGGGTTGATAAGCTATCTCATCTTAGCGTTTCTGATATTCATGATGATATCACTATCATATGCCGCAACAACGCACCGCTTCTATCTATGGCTTTTCGTCTGCTCGGGGCTGGCCGCAGTATCTCTATTGCTGGCAGTGATATTGGACCTCGTTTGATAGGTATCATGAAGAAGCTCGGTCCAGAAACTCTCCGGAGGGATGGGGTTTTGGCTTCAATTAAGGAGTGGGAAGCTGATCGCCTCGAAAAGGAATCAAAGACAGCTTCGGATATGGCTGCATGTATGAGGGTGTTTGCCTTGCAAGGCCGAGACCTCCACGGCGCTCTTGCCTACGTCAAGCATATCTTCGAGCAAAGCGGTAGCATCCTCCTCACCACAGGCCATAAGGCCAAGGGCTTGGAATGGGAGAATGTCATTCATCTCGATCCTTGGCTGGTGCGGAAGGACCCCTCCGCTCAAAATAAGAATCTTGATTACGTCATCTCAACTCGCTCAAGCGATAGACTAACAGAGATCGACTCTGAACAGATACAATGGTGAATGAAATGTCCCTCCCTACCTCTCTCCAATCATATCAGGATTGCTTAGATTTCTTCGAAAGAGTCGTCGATGACCCTAAAGGGGGTCGGGTTTGTCTGGGCGCGTATGCGGATGCGCATTACTTCCGGCTCCGCTGTAACAAGGCTCGGGTGTTGCATCGGGAAGAGAACAAGAAGGTACATGAACCGAACATGCCTCTTTGGGGCTCAAGTGAGTATGACCCTTTGCAGCTAAAGCTCAAGGAGGATACTGATGGGGCGTGGTGGGTTTATGCAGAGCGGACGAGTTTAGATCCCTCTTCGGTTGAGCTTTTGAGTGAGTTGGATTGATGTCTACAAAAGCCAACCCCCTCTCTTACCTGAACTTCTGGGAAGAAGCCGCCGCGTTGGAGTTTGGCCTCTTTGTAGAATGTGCCAGTGAGGATGATAAGCGTTTGCTCGTAAATGCCCTCTATGAATGCCGGAAGCAAAGTGGGGGGTTTGATGAACTTATGATATTTCAGCCTAACCCTCCTAACGTACTTTTCATCGCAAAGAAACTGGTGAGGGAATTAGAATGACCGACATCTCCGAACCCCCAACCGATCTCACAGCCCTCATGTCTCTCGATCCTCTCGATCTCACAAAGCAAGACCTCGACAAGATCATCGCTTATCAACGCAAGCAACGGATGACCCGCGAAGCCGGAGGCAGGACGAAGAAGGCCACAGGCGAAGCACCGGCGGTGGATATTAAGGCCCTTTTGGGGAAGATCCAGAAGCCGGCCGCGGCTCCACTCTCGAAAACATCTCAGCAAATTAAAGATGTAGGTCTCACCCCACCGCCGCCCGGTAAGGGCTTCATTAGGAGGCTTTAAAATGGAATGGAAAATAGGTGACTGGGCTGTGTTCGAACATGACATTGTTCAGATAAAGGAAATCAGAGAAGGTGGTGGTTGTACTGTTTCAGAAGGATCAAGCGAGACCAGTGGAATGTTGCTTGATCAATTACGACCACTCACGCTACGCAACAAGCGAACGATTGAATATTTCGATTACTACTACCGTGAGCTTAATACCATCCGCGGTGAGCGCGGTTTTAACTATCCAGACATCAAACGCCACTTTGCTATCTTGGCCTTGAAAGCAATTGATGGACTTGATGTCGAAAAGGCTCCCTACGATGCCGCACGGGACTTCTTACAACAAGCCAAGGATTACATGCCGGTGATCCAAGGCGTTCACCTGTTTCGAGGTCGGTGATGGACAACGTGCCCTCTTTCCAATACTTGCCCGGAACCTACCTTCGCATCGCGTGGGACTCCACATGCCTCGGTGCTCTCAAACAATGCCCCCAATACTACAAATACACCATAATCGACGGCTACGTCGCGAAGGATGAAAACATCCACCTTCGCTTTGGAGGGGAGTATCATTTCGCGATCCAAGACTTCGAGAACTTCCGCGCCAACGGGCTTCAGTTTGAGGATGCTCTTAGGGAAACCATCCGGCTCTTACTTCAGCGTATCAAAGATTGGGACCCAGACACCGGGACTAAGGCTGGGACGTATAAGAACCCGCGTACCCTTCTTCAGCTCGTGGTGGATTATTTCGATAACTATCGTGAGGACGCCGCGAAAACCATCATCTTAGAGAATGGTCGGCCGGCGGTGGAACTCTCGTTCAAGTTTGAATTGGACTTCGGCCCTGTTGGTACATATGATGCAATGATTGACGGTAAGTTAGTCACCTTACCGCAACAGAACTATCTCTTATGTGGCCATCTCGATCGCGTCGTAGACATAAATGAAAACATAATGGTTATTGATCATAAAACCACAACCTCCAGCCTTGGGGATTATTGGTTCAAAGGCTTCGCGCCGAACAACCAAATGACCCTCTACACCTTTGCCGGGAAGGTAGTGATGGATATGGAAGTGAAGGGGATTATTATAGAAGGGGCACAGATAGGCCTTGAGCAATTCACCACGAAGTTCGTCCGGGGGTTCACGTATCGCTCTGACGATCTCATCGACGAGTGGCTTGTAGATTTGGAATATTGGCTAAACGCGGCTGAGGCGTTCGCGAACGCGGATCATTGGCCTCAGAATGACCAGTCTTGTGGGATGTATGGGGGGTGTAGGTTCCGGGATGTCTGTTCAAAGAACCCTTCCGTGCGAGAACATTACTTGAAGAGTGACTTCATACAACTACCGGAGGATGAGAGATGGAATCCACTCAAGGCCCGTTAAGGATTGAACATGGAGACATTACTTTTATAACAAAGATTGAACCTTGGGAGGATGAATTTAATGTTTGGTTTGATTGTTACAAAGTTCCGATCTTATTTCGCGCGGTGCCCACTTGGGCCGTAGGAGATAGAGTTAGGATTATATTTAGGAATGAAGGACATGAATGAATTCCGTGCTATCCTTTCCCTCGGTAAAGGCCGAGTAGTAGACCGGGGCCCCAACTTCTTCAAACTTGCCATTGGGGGTTCTACAACTATCACTATCTCTATCAACATGGATCTTTACGATATCCGTGATGGGGATCTGCTTACGCTGTATACGGAAGTCCTGATGAAACCCCCACAAGGATAAATCATGCCATCTCTCAGCGATCACAAATCCAATTCATTCGTTAAGGTCCTCTATCTCGGCGACGCCAAATCAGGGAAGACCACCTCTCTCGTTTCTCTAGTAAAAGCAGGTTACCAGCTCCGCATCCTCGACATGGATAACCTCCTGGACTCTCTCAAGTACGCAGTCATGAAACAATGCCACGACAAGATTGGCAACGTCGAGTTCCGTACCTTACGGGACAAGATCAAAGCCGGGCCAACCGGCCCAATGATTGACGGTGTCGCTATGGCCTTCATCAATGCTATGAAGATGCTGGATAATTGGACCTATCAGGACGGTAATGCCAAGGTGGAGTTTGGGAAGCCGAAGGAATGGGGTGAGGATTGTATCATCGTAATTGATTCGCTATCCCGACTCTGTGATGCCGCCTATGATTACCACGTCCAACTAGCCGGGCCTAAGATGGATGGCCGCGCCGTCTATGGTCAGGCCCAAGACGCAGTGGAGATGGTCCTCGCTAACCTCACCTCAGACACCTTCGAGACCAACGTCATCGTGGTGTGCCACGGGGTTTATATGTCTATGGAGGATGGAAAGACCAAGATCTTTCCTCAAGGGGTGGGACAGAAGCTCTCCCCTAAGATCCCACAGTACTTCCCTGTTTATGTGAGATTGAAGAACATCGCTGGGAAGCGAACGGTGCAACTTGAAAGCGATGTAATGATAGATCTAGCTATGCCCAAGATGGACTCCTTTAAGGACAAAGTCCTCGACGCCGACACAGGACTGGCTCAGATCTTCCAAACCCTTCGCGGCAAACCAGCCGCGATAGCACCTGTATCAGCCGCAACACAGGTGAAGCCAAAGGCGGTAGTGATGCAGAGGAGAGTTTAGTGAGTGATGCCACACTCCGAATCAAGAATCTATCCATCGCCCTTGAGGCGTTACATCGAACACCTGAATGCGGAGACCTTGCCGCGAGTGTATGGCTACTCCTCAAACAGGAAGTTGCAGAAGCAGAAAAGGAGAAAACAGAAGCAAGGCAATGGCCACGAAGGCCAGCTAAGCCTGCCCCTAACTTCGTCAATCCAGACGATGTTGCCGAAATCTAACCCCTTACGAAAGCGTGACCAAATGGCTAATTTCCAAGACATCTTGAACCGTCCTTCTGAAGAAATCAAACCCCCGGCGGTATTGCCGATGGGATCTTATCATACAATAGTGGTAGGCTTGCCGGAGCAGGGCCAAAGCTCGAAGAAGAAAACTGATTTCTTGAAGTTCACTCATAAGATCATCGCTCCTCTCGATGACGTGGACCCGGATGCCATTGCTGAGTTTCAACAGGATGGTGAAACCATTGCAGGACAGGAAGTGGATAACACCTTCTACATCACGGACAAATCCGCAAACATGCTGAAGGAGTTCATCATCAATTGTGGAGTTGATCTCACAGGTCGCTCCATGGCTGAGGGCCTCGACGACGTGCCGAACTCGGAGGTCATCGTCAACATCAAGCATGAGGCGAGTGATGATGGCAAACGAGTGTATTCGAAGGTCGGATCTACGGCTCGGGTGAGTTAAAGTTCCCTCAAGGCAGAACGCCAAACCTCCCCTCTGCCTTGAGGCCTCCCGCTGGGTACGTTGAACCCAGCTAACTGGAAGGGAGGACGCAAATGTCTCCCTTCCCTTTTTCCCTTTACGGAGTAATCTAATGTTCAAGCAGTACCGAAGGACAGAGATCGCCGAGATGATTCCATGGATCAATGGTATGGCTAGTCGCGGCCCAGTACTTTGCTGATAACTTCGAATCGATGGAGTCCTAAGAGATGAAACCCTTCCAACTCACCAACGAAATGCAAAAGGAGATGGTGGATGGCCTCACCGCGCTCGCGCCAGACCCGCAAACACATGACGCCGCTGGACAGATGTTTGGTGCGCCGCGCCTACGTCGAAGGCAGGTCCATATGTTATCTGGTGAAGGCGATGCACAGGAGTCACAGAACCATACAACGTTGTCTAACGAAGAACCCGTCAGTGTTGAGGCCGTGGCCGAGGACCCGATCAATCCTTCACATTACCGACGTCATCCGTCGGGGATCGAATGTATCGAAGTCACCCGGCACCTCAACTTCAACGTAGGAAATGCCATTAAATACCTTTGGCGGTATCAAGACAAGGGGGACCCCGTGGAGAACTTGAAGAAGGCTCAGTGGTATTTGGATGATGAGATCAGAAGGTTGCAGGGGCAAAGGTGATGAACAAGATCGTATCCACAGTTCAATTCCGCGACTACATCCTGATCTTCTGTGAGAACGGGGATATCTATAAGATGATTGTGAATGATTTCTATACATGGGATGTGTCATTCTCTCGTGTGGCTGAGTTCAGACCAAAGCCATGAAACCCATCTTCCTAGTCGGGAAGGCAATGGGCGAGAATGAAAAGAAGATCGGCAAGGGCTTCGTCGAGGCGACTGGAGCCGAGCTACTCCGGATGCTAAACGACGCAGGCGTAATAACCCTCACTTCTGAAGACCGATCCTACCTCTCCAAATACTACCGGACGAAGGACCCATGGACCCTCGCCGCGATATGGGACCTTCACCCAGAGTTGTATCGCACTAACGTCTTTCAACAACACCCGCCCAACAATGACCTTCTCCACTTCTGTGGTGGGAAGGCCGAAGGTATCGCTGGATATCCGATCTTGCAGAAATCAAAGTACGTCCGAAAGGAATTTCAACATGAACTTGACCGCCTTGGTGATGAGGTGCTTAGGGTTGACCCTAATCTCATTGTTGCTTTGGGCAATACCGCTCTTTGGGCTATGGCTGGCCGTACCGGTATTACAAAACTTCGTGGTACTACTTGCGTCAGTACTCATACTGTTAGCGGTTATAAGCTTCTGCTTACTTACCACCCTTCTGCGGTCACAAAACAATGGGAACTCAGACCAACAACCGTAGCTGATCTATCGAAGATCTTGAAAGAAAAGGATACTCCAAATGTCACGCGGCCTCCATGTACCATCTGGACAGACCCGTCGCTCGCTGAGATCCGCATCTTCTGGCATAGATACGTCCGTGGGTGCAAGATCCTTTCGGTTGATATTGAAACAAGCGGGAAGCAAATTACGAGGATTGGATTTGCTCCCCGACCAGACCTTGCTTTGGTTATTCCGTTCCATGACTCCCGAAGGAAGAGCGGTAGCTATTGGCCGACTGCAAAAGCTGAACGATCATGTTGGGAACTTATACGTCAGGTGCTTGAGGATCAATCAATCCCCAAACTGTTCCAAAATGGGTTGTATGACATCCCTTTCATCCTCAGGACTACAGGGATTGCGGTGCGGGGCGCCGAACACGACACCATGCTCCTTCACCATGCTCTTCAACCGGAAAGCCTCAAAGGACTCGGATACTTAGGTTCAATATATACAGACCATCATGCCTGGAAAATCGAGTATAGAAATAGTAAGACAATTAAGAGGGATGCATGAAATGGAACTAGACCCACTACTGGAATTGATTATTTGTGCTCTTAAGAATACTGAACTGGACTGTTGCTTATGGGATGATTCAATTCAACATGAATTAGCGGCTGAAATAGCAGAAAGGTTAGAGGCTAGATTCAATATCACCATCAAGGATGAGTGATGAAGATTGTTAAGACTCATGAACGCAACCCCGAAGACATCGAAGATCAACAACAAAGGGAGGATATTTATAATGGACTCGACTGCGCTATTACTTCGGAGATTCTGGAAGTGCTACTCCCTCAATTGGACGATCATACCACTCCGACATATGCGTTCAGTCGCGCGTTACAAGGGCCGGTTCTTGAAATGCAACTGCGGGGTATCTTGGTTGATCAGGGAAGGAGGCAGGAAGTCATCGATCTTTACGCCGACAAGATCGACCAACTGGAAGGCCAATTAGAACAAATAGTCCTCGACGGAGTGGGAATGCCAACCTTCTCTTGGCGCTCCAACCCCGACCTCCAAAAGCTCTTCTTCGGCTACCTTGGGATCCCTGTGATCCGCAAGCAGGGACGCCCTACCACCGATCACAAGGCCCTAGAGAAGATGCAGACCTTTCTCGTGGCCCGGCCGATCGTTAATCATCTCCTAACAATGCGTGAACTAGCGAAGAAAATAGATTTCCTCAGAACCGGAGTCGATCCCGATGGACGAATTCGAACAAGCTACAATATCTCAGGAACAAATACTGGTCGCTTTAGCTCTAGCTACTCGGAATTTGGCACAGGCGGAAATCTACAGAACGTGGAGGAAAGCCTTAGAAGCGTTTTCATCAGTGATT